GCACCTTTAAGCTAGGCAACATCTCATATCGTTGAGACCGACGGGTTAAACCAAGGTTTTAGCGATGGAAGGTGTCAGGTTGGATCAGTACCTGAGCTCCTATCTTCTATTATTAGTCTATGGAAACGTATTCTAGTGGTATTAGTAAAAGGGGAAAATGAAGGACGATGCAACACACAACTGGTAACCTGCCAGGATAAAAGTAAAGGTACGAAACCGAACCGCTCTAGTACGGCCCTTCTATGGGAGAGAAATCGACCATGAGAAACCATGAAGGGGAAACGGAGAGAGTGAAATTAGGTGACGGTCAGACTTGGCTGTTACTGAACAAAACAGCCCCATCAATATAAAAGGTTTATCGATGGACACGACACTGCGAGCCAATCATAATGACGCTCGTCTTTTGTCTTCCACAAAGAACCTCGCCCGACGTTTCGGAGAACTCTGGATCAGCGGATATGCCGGATGTGGATGTAACCATCTGCAAATGAAGGACCCGTCAGAGCTATCTTTCACGAAGGACGTGACGATGGACCTCAGGGATCACCTTGAGGAGGACCTTATGAGGCTTGGTCCCAATGCCTCGACAACCCAGGTTTCGAAAGCCGCTTCGAAGTTTCTATTTCGGAAGGCACTACCTGTCCCTGAAGACCCTAACCTAGTTGGGGAGTACTTCAAAAAGCTCCGCGAACCGCCCTCAGTTCAAGAGGGGTTCGCAAACCTTGCGGCAAGTGTAGTGGGTATCTTGTTCCCGAAGGGATGGGATGCTGATTATTCTAAGTTCGTTAAGGGAGTGATAGTTTCTAATGGGGCTTGCTTTGAAAATAGCAAGAAGAAAGGAGGGAGCCGCGAGTACGTGCGGCGCGTGTGGGGTGGATTTGGCTCGTATGAAGAGGCCTTACTCACAGGAAAGGGATTGAAAATGATCCCTGGAATCAGGAAGGTAGTGGTTGTTAAGGATGGAGGCAAATGGAGGGTGGTTACAATCGCTTCTGGCGATCAGACACTACTTGCTCCACTCCATGACCTTCTCTACTCCCGTCTTGTCCGCACAGGCGCAGTGCTCAAAGGTGAGGCTACAGCAGCCTCCATGTCCAGCCTTTTAAGAGACTACACAAAAAAGGACCATGTATACGTCTCAGGCGATTACAAATCCGCGACCGACAATTTTAACGCCGGTCACAGCAAAATACTCCTAGAGGAACTTAGGAGGAATTCACAACATATCCCAGAGTTCATTTGGGACCTCGCTATAGACAGTCTGACTGGCGGGTTGATTTATCAACCCAACAAAAAGGACCAACGGTTTGGTCCCGCACAGACGGGCGAGCAGAACAATGGACAGATCATGGGTAACTATTTGTCGTTCCCTCTCCTTTGCTTGACGAATTTGTTGACTCTTTATGCGGCCTTTGGGTTGCGTAGAACAGGGGAGTTAATTAAGAATAAATTAGTTAAGATTAACG